GGTTGATTCTTTGCGTTTAAACGAAACGAGAGTGTTATATTTGGAACTGCTTAAAAGCGAGCCGGTCAATATTGGGTCCGATGAGAACGGCGTACATGAATGTGTCATAGATTTAATTTTATATTATGAAAAGGAGAAATAAAAATGGAAAGAAACGGCGTATATCCTTGCTACGAAAACCAGTTTAAGGCAGGGAAAGACAAAGAATCGGCCAGTGTGATTTCCAATATGGAAAACTACAGCGTTGCCTTTGATAACGGTATTGAGGAATGGACCCCGTATGATACCGAAGGATGGAAAAAGCGGCTCATGACCGCTAAAAGCATCACAATTTCCGTAAGCGGAAAACGCACGGTATGCGATCCCGGCAATGATTTTGTTGCGGGGTTAGGCTTTGCAAATGGCACCGCGGCACAGGGATATTTTTGTTGGGTCTTCCCGGACGGAACAAAAGTAGAGTTTGAGGACGCTGTTTTTAGCGTAACTGAAAACGGAACCGGGGACAGTACGGCAGTCGCCCCTCTTGTATTTGAAGTGCTGTCCAACGGAAAACCGGCCATCACAGTGCCGGCAGTTTAAGGAGGGTTAGAGGATGGCAAAAATAGTGGACATTACAGAAAAGCTGAATTTCGAGGAACGTCCTCAGATTGTCATTAAGGGCGTTGCGATAGAAGTCAATGACAGGGCGACTGACGTCCTGAAAATTATGCAAATATTTTCAGAAAGCGGAAATGACCCGGCGAGTCTTATGAAAATGTACGAAATCCTGTTTGAAAAAAAGGATCGTAACAAAATTGATAAATTGCAGCTGGGGTTAAACGATTTTACGAAGGTAATCATGGCTGCAGCAAATATTGCAACCGGAGATGCCGAAGAGGGGGAAAATCAGACCCGTATTACGACCTGATAGAGGATTTCGACCTTGTTGTATCCTCACTATTAAAAGAATACGGAATACGGGTCTACAGTGATGAGTTCCGGCGTATGGGCTGGGGTGAATTTTGCTCTCTACTAAGCGGAATTGATGCAGACACGCCTTTAGGACGTGTAGTACTGATCCGCGCGGAAACCGATCAAGAAAAAATCAGGAAGTTTTCTTCGCATGAGCGGCGAATCTACAACGCTTGGCGAAATAAGAAAGCCCAAAAAGTAACTCCGCAGGAAAGTGCCGCGGCTGCGGAGCAATTCCGGCAGATGTTTGTGGCAATGGCAGGTGAGAAACATTGACAAGATAAAATGTGAAAACTGCGGACAGACGCTGATGTATGCCGACTATGCAAAGGCAGAAATTAAGTGTCCCCGCTGTAAGACGATCAATAAAATTCAAATGGAACAAAGGCGAGAGCAAACAGGCCGCACCAGAGAGTAGCGGCAAGCGCCTACTTTGTGAAAAGTAGGTGATTTCTATGCCCGATGATAGCGTCGGTAGAATCGGGCTTGATCTGGTCCTGGATCAGAAAAAGTTTGATAAGCAGCTCAACGGGATTGCCGGAAACGTCGAAAAAAAGATGTCCGGTATTAAAAATACCGTGATGAAGGTTGGCGCAACAATTGCCGCAGGTTTTGCCGTTAAAAAGCTTGTAGACTTCGGCAAGGAATGCGTAAACCTTGGATCTGACCTTGCCGAGGTACAGAATGTTGTCGACGTTGTTTTCACGACCATGTCTGCTAAGGTAGATAAGTTTGCAAAATCTGCAGCGGCAAGTTATGGATTGTCGGAAACGATGGCGAAGAAATTTACCGGAACATACGGGGCAATGGCAAAAGCATTCGGTTTCACCGAAGCGCAGGCATACGATATGTCAACAACCATGACCGCACTTGCCGGTGACGTCGCGTCCTTTTACAACATATCACAGGACGAAGCGTATACAAAGCTGAAATCCGTGTTTTCCGGTGAGACTGAAACGCTCAAAGACCTGGGCATCGTCATGACGCAAACCGCACTTGACGCTTATGCTCTGGCAAACGGTTACGGAAAAACAACACAAAAAATGACGGAAGCCGAAAAGGTCGCCCTGCGCTATAAGTTTGTGCAGGATCAGCTTGCAAGCGCGCAGGGTGACTTTACACGCACGGCGGACGGATGGGCGAACCAATCAAGGCTCCTTACCCTGCAGCTTGACAGTCTGAAAGCCACAATAGGGCAGGGGCTTATCAATGCGCTCGCTCCCGCCTTGAAAGCGTTGAACAGTTTTATCGCAAAGCTTCAGGCAGCAGCAGACGCGTTTAAAACGTTCACCGAAAAGATATTTGGTTCTGCCGGAGGAAGCAGCGCTGTTTCAGATGCTGCAGATGCAGCTGGTGATTTGTCAGGCGCGGCAGATAGTGCTGCGGATGGAATGGACAAAACAGAAAAAGCAGCAAAAAAGGTCAAAAAGGCTCTGGCTGGATTTGATGAGCTGAATATATTGAATTCCAGCTCAGACGACACGGATACTTCCTCCGCTTTATCAGGCATCCCTAGTACAGAGGTTCCTAAACCAGATAATTCTTCCCTTAAAGAAACAGACGGCTTATTTAATAATATCCAGAAAAAACTTGAAAAGATCAATTCACAGTTTGGTTTTGATAAGGCCGTTGCAAATATAAAAAAGGGAATCAATTCAGTTAATTTCAGCGCAATAAAGAAAAACTTTTCTTCCATTTCTAAAAGCCTTGAACCAATAGCAAAAGCGGCCTTTTCTGGCGTTGCAAAGGTGGCAAAATCAAAACTCAACCTAATCAGTACTGTAGCTGGTGGAGTGATCTCTGTCACCGGAAAACAGCTGCAAACTGTGTCAGGCGGGATTGCAAAATGGCTGGATAAGGACAAAAATCGTATTGCTGGCTTTATCGATACCGTTAGCACAAACATGGCAAAAGGGTTTGATAACCTTGCCGGCTTTTTTGATACGGTATTCGGTGAGCTTGGAAGCTCCATTGATCGTATGCGCCCGCGTATGGAAGAGGCTATATCCGGAATGCTGGGCGGGCTTACTACGCTGGCCGGATCAATAGGGACTGTCGTTTCTGACACATTTTCTATTTTTACAGGGTCGTGCGCACAGTGGGCAGAAGATAACAAAGAAGCCATAGGCGGATTTTTCGACGATGTACAGTCTATGGGTGCCGACGTCATGACGTTGATTGGTACGGTCAGCGAAGATATCGGTGGTAAACTGTCTGAGTTCTGGGAGAATGGCGGCAGCGGCATATTTGAAGGAATATGTAAAGCTTTTACAGATTTAGGTACAATAGTCCTTCAAGTATGGGAAGAGTGGATTAAACCTTTTTGGGATAACTTGGTGTCCTGTGTGACGGATATCTGGAACAACTCCCTTTCTCCTTTAATTGATAAAGCCATCGGTTTTTTCTCCAAAATTTCGGAAGCCGCGCTGATGCTTTGGAACAATGTACTGCAACCGTTGGTATCCTGGATTATTTCGGAAGTCGCTCCTACTTTCCAAACTGTTTTTAAAATTGTGGGCGACGTGTTCCGTGATGTGTTTTCCGTGGTTTCCGGCGTGATTGGCGGGATTTGGGACGCGCTCAGCGGCCTGATCGATTTTTTGGTCGGCGTTTTCACCGGAGACTGGGAAAAAGCATGGTCTGGAATCCAAAACTTTTTCAAAGGAATATGGGACGCCATATACTCCGTTGTGCGCGGCGCTGTTAATTTAATCATCGACGGAATCAACATGTTGTGGACAGGTATTTATTCCGCTGTCCGTGGAATCATTGACGGAATAGGCGGGATAGCCGGTGCGATCGGAGATATTTTCGGGCAGGATTGGCACTTTTCAATGCCGAAAGAGCCTCCGCTTATACCCAAGCTTGCAAAGGGCGGTCTTGTAAAGTCGCCGACGCTTGCAATTGTTGGAGATAACCCAAATGCCGGCCGCGATCCTGAAGTGGTCGCTCCGCTTTCCAAATTGCAGGGGATGGTTGGAAGCACCAATGACCCGGACCTATTACGGGAGGTTTTAAGGTGGCTGATAAAAATATATGACGCTTTGCAGAACCAGGAAATCAACCTGACGAACATTACGAAGATTGACAGCGAAGAACTTGAACGGAAGCTTACAAAGGTTAGGATCCGTAAAAGCAGAAGATACGCAGGGGGAAGACATGATGCAGGATATGTTTAAAGTAAACGGGATCAAGCTTCCGTCCCCTACGCTTTGTTCTTACAAACTTGCTGACCTATCAAGCGATGAAAGCGGAAGGTCAACCTATACCGGGGCTATGCAAAAAGACATCATCTCACAAAAACGTACCCTTTCTTGCCGATGGGACCGTTTGACGTGGGAAGAAGCTGCGACCCTTGCGGGCCTGTGCAAATATTCCGGTGTAACCGTGCGTGTTACATACCCGGATCTATCAGACGGCTGTTATAATACGCGAAGTTTTTATACAGGGGATTTTGAAGCGGATTATGGGTACTGGACAGATAGGGAACACTGGGTAACAAATGTAGCTTGCAACTTTATCGAGGTGTAATATGCAGAATACATCAATCTTGTACAAGAGCCTTGCCGGGC